CAAGAGATTTACTATTCTGTAGATTTAAGTAATGCTACAGATAGATTTCCTATGGAGATCATATGTAATTTATTGAAAGCCAAGTTCCCGGATCATTATATTGACTCCTGGAAAGATATAATGGTAGGTTATCCTTTCTCCTATAAAGACCCAACAGGAAAAGAAGAAAATCTTTCTTATTCTGTTGGTAATCCCATGGGAGCATACTCTTCATGGAGCTCCTTCGCTTTAGCACACCATTACATAGTGTACTATTGCTGTCGAGAGCTCAATGTTGAGTGGAAAACCTTACCTTATTGTCTACTAGGAGATGACATAGTGATCGCCCACCGCGAGGTGGCGGAACTGTACATCTCAACAATCCATTCCTTAGGGTGCGAGACAAGTGAACTAAAAACTCACAAGTCTACTACTCTATACGAGTTCGCAAAGCGACTCGTGTGGAATGGGATTGAAATAACTCCGTTTCCAATATCGGCTCTCAAAGAAAGTAAGACAAGATATTATATGCTTGTCAACCTTCTCCTTGAGTCGGAAAGGAAGGGTTTTGTTTCAGTTGAAGGTGTGCCCCGGGCCATTAGCCTCCTCTACAGCCTTATAGACCATAAACCACGAAGATTTTGTGGTAAGATGGAATCTAAGTCAATAGACTGCGAACTCATAATGAAAGTTATGAGGGGATTGGTGACGGCATGCGATGCCTTGACGGGCATTGCAAGCAATCACCACCTCCCTATCACTCAAGCACTAAAATACAATAACCAGTGTGATTCAGCTGGTATTCTATCTAGTGTCTGTGTTGAACTATTCGCAGATTCAAACCCAGAGAATGAGGATCCAAAGAAGAAAACAGGGAAACCTTTAGGTCTCCTAGCTACTTTAATGGTTCTTCACCTCTCTGATTTGAAAGAGGATAATGGACCGCTTGGTTTCGATCTTATAGATAACTCGCCGATACTCCAAAATTATGGAGCAGTCGAAGAGCTATTTATGAAATTGAAAAGAGAAGCGATTCGTATAGATACTGTAGCTGGGGGTGATTGGCCATTGCTCATGAGAGCTATGACAATCCCTATCAGCGACGAGATCTTTACGATCAGAACAGCTCACGCTGTTCCCATGGCTTCTGCCAACTTAAGCAGGAAAGTAGTGGAGAGGTTAAAACTCTTAGTTGAGTTTCAAGCTCTTCCTTTCGATCCTGACACTTCTTAAGATCCAAGCTCATCTACTTTAACATAGATGAGACTCCAGATAAAAC